CTAGAACCAATCCACCCCAATATATCTAGCAATGTTTGCTTTACTTTATCCATGTGCCGGTTCTTTGTCACATACAAATGCTGTTACTGCAACATTTCCATGCACATGACTCGCAGTACGAATCATATCCATTAATGGATCAACTGCAATCAACAATACTAATACTGCTTCGCTTGGTAACTTCAACAAATCACAAACAACTGCCACTGTGGCAACTGTTAAAATACCTGTTGTACCCGCACTTGCTAAACCAGCTAAGATACTACCAAATAACACAACCAACAAACCAGTTAGTCCCATTGGTGCCCCGTATATATTGGCAATAAACACTGTGGCAATAGCATAATAAACAATACTGCCAATGCGGTTAACTGTGAAACTTAATGGTACGGTTAGCTCTACCCCTGTTTTATCAAAGTGTAACTTGTGTAGTGCTTCTTGTGCATATGGAATACAGGCCAAACTACTGCGTGAACTAACAGCAACAATCAATGTTTCTTTAGTTTCTTTAATAACAGTCATTAGGCTTAGGCCTGAACGTTGCCAAATAACAATAGTACCAGCAATAACAACAAGCAATCCACCAATGGCCTGTTGCATGATAAACTCAACCATGGTTAAGAAAATACCAACTCCAACCTTACCAACTTGGCTACTAATCATTGCCAATAATGCAAACGGTAGAAAGTAGTTTAAGAATTTAAAAATACTGATACTAGCCTGTTGTACACTCTTTAGTATATCCACTAGCATTTCTTGACCAGTCGTTTTTAAGTTACCTAATGCAATACCAAAGATTAAACAGAAGATAACAATCTTCAAGCTTTCACCAGCGGCTAGTGTATTAAAGATATTTTCTGGAATAAACTTTTGTGCCATCTGCATTGGGTCAACGTGTGGTGCAACAGGCATTGGTTCTTTTAGTGTAATGTTAAGATCGCTTCCAGATTCTTTATCGTTAACAATTGCACCAAGTTGTGCTTGTTTTGCAGGAGTCATCTCGCTGCCAGTCAGTGCAACAGTACCAACACCAATTACTGCAGCCAAGAACATACTACCAACAAAGCCAATGATAATTTTGCGTATCATTGCGGCACTGCCTTCTTTTTGTAGTAGACTAATAACACCAACCAAAATAGTAGCAAGTAAGAAAGGTATTACAACAACTTTAAGCAAGCTGATGTAAATTCCCCCAACACTTTCAAAGTTCATGCTTTGTGCAGGTGCATATACTCCTGCCAACACTCCGATTATGATTGATCCTAAAATAGTCCACGGACTTGATAAGAAGTTTTTTAAATTAAATTTCATTTTGTTTCCTAATTATTTCTTTTCAGCTTTATATCTGTCCATCAACTTCTTAGTGTCAATGTTGTTGTACTCATTTTTAATAACGTAATTAACAATGCTCAACAATTGAATAGCTTTGGGATTTACTGCTATGGCAATATTATCTACACTGTCACTGATAGTAATGCTTTTGGTGCTGATTGCAGCTTCTGGTTTTTCAAAAGCAATCTTCTTAATTTCAAATTCGTCACGGTAAGCAGCTGCAATAGTACCTTTAGTAACATTGTCAATGATTACATCCCATTTATCTTCTGGAAGGAATGTGGCATTTGGAAAGTTGATACGAGCAAATGTGTCATAACTTGAATTGCGAATAAAACTTATTTTGCCGTTAAAATCTCTAATGACTTGATAAACTTCTTTGCCTTGGCTGTTTTGACTTAACCATAAACGGTTAATGACCAGACTTTGTCTTAGTTTAATATAAGGATCGCTGAATCTAACAACCTGTAATCTAGGACCAGTTACGGATAGTTTACTAACTGCTATGTCGGCTTTCCCATCTCTAACTTGTTCTACAACTTCGGCAAAACTTTCGGCATCTCGTCTAAACTGTACTGGGACTCCGAGTAGGACACCAATTCGTCGAGCAATCTCAACGTCAAGACCTCGAATATTATCACCTTCTCCGGAGAAGAAAGGGGGAACATCTTTTTTGGTCATCGCTACAATAAGAACATTTGCCTTCTTAATTGCTGCAATATCTGCGGGTAGTGGTACTGTTGAAGCCGGCATTTGTGCATTTGCAAATGTCGAAACCGCCAAAAACAGCATTGCGAGTAATTTTCTCATTATTATGACTCCATAAATAGTTATTTATTAACCTACCATTTATTTATACCGTTAAAAAGGACAACTAATACTTGACACAGCGCGCATATTAATATATAATAAGCATATAAACAGCATTGCTGTATGAAGCAAAGAGAAAAGTGTTCTGGACGCGGGTGCGAATCCCGCCAGGTCCACCATAAAGGAATATATGGATAATTTAAGCAAGTGGGTAGTGATAGTATTTATTTTACTTTTCATTTTACACGAAATGACGACTTAGTTTCTTTATGATGGGCCTGAAATAGATTCGACAGGGCAATAAGTAAATTAGTGGACAGCACATCAGCAACGATGTAAAAAGAAGAAAACAACGTAAACGCAAACGACGAACAGTTCGCATTAGCAGCCTAAACACTGCTTAGGGTTTCGGTAGGTTTCCTCGTAACAGAATAACCTACCATTTACAAACACTCATCACACAAGGAGATTAACATGAGTAATATGACACCGTTCGAAATTAGATTAGAACTTTTAAAAATGGCCAAAGATATGCTTGGGGACGATTACTACGGTAAACGTGAAGTAATATCTAATGATTGGGCCACTAAGGTAGAGACAGCTAAACATGCTGGTCAAACACCTCCAGAGCACCCGGGCTATCCTGCCTACCCATCAGAAACTGATATTATTGCAAAGGCCCATGTATTGAATGGCTTTGTTTCTAACATTCCTCAAGATAATATAAAGACTATTAGTAAAAAGTAATCTGAAGGCAGGGGGAGAAATCCCCTTGCGTAGATAAATGAAAACATATACACAAACATTTTTAGTAGCAGTATCTGCAGTATTGTTAGTATCAATACTTACACAAGTAACAACATCGAAACTACACAAGTTAAAACAATCCAACTTTACCGATACAACTGCAACCGTTGCAGTTAGAGAACAGCAATTAGACTGTTTGGCAAAAAACATTTACCACGAAGCAAGAAGTGAACCGTTTGAAGGCAAAGTTGCTGTAGCGCAAGTTACAATGAATAGAGCAGCAAACGCAGGATTTCCAAATGATATTTGCAGAGTAGTTTATCAAAAGAATGTGGTATATGAAAAGGTAATTTGTCAATTCAGTTGGTACTGCGAGACTTCTACAAAAACAAGACCAATTCACCAATCTGCATATAAAGAATCTTATGAGGTAGCTAAGAAAGTTTTACTTGAAGGATTCCGATTGGCAGGCCTAACCGACGCACTTTATTATCACGCAACATATGTTTCCCCTGGATGGAAACGTCAACAAATCGCAAAAATTGGTAACCACATTTTCTACAGATAAATTATGAAATATCCTACACTACAAGATGTAATTGAATACTGCAAAACAACATTAACAGTTGCAACAGCTGAAACAATTGCATGGATTGGAATTGTCCTTGTTCATGCTGCAACCATACCTACAATGATTTCAATCATGTCTGGTCTATCAGATAAGATGCCTCCGGTTGATCTTATTTTGTTTATTTGGGGCGGGCTTTCAATGTTATTTGTACGAGCGGTAATCCTTAGAGATATCCTGCACATTGTAACCATTGGATTAGGATTTATTATTCATTCAACACTTCTTGCGTTAATATTATTTAAATAATTATGGCTACATTAAAAGAACAAACACACGAAAAACATAAAGAAGCGGAAACGCAACCTTTTATTAAAGAGATTTTTCAAAAACGAGTTGAGAAAAGTAAATATGCTGAATATTTGTATCAGCTATATTTGATCTATCATGCAATGGAAAACATAACAGGTCCCAAATTGGGAACGTATGAAGGTATTGCGGGTCTGTATCGAGCAGAAGCAATTTTTAAAGATTTCCAAGAATTAGCCACACCCGATAAAACTTATACAATTAAAGAACCTACATTAAAGTATATTCAGTATATTATGGATATTACTAAGCATGATGATTTAATCGCACATATGTATGTACGATATTTAGGCGATTTAAATGGTGGCCAAATCTTTGCTAAACTTGTTCCGGGGTCGGGTAAAATGTTTGAGTTTGAAAACAAAGAAGAACTAACAAATAATTTTCGCGTTAAACTAAATGACAATATGGGGCCAGAAGCTTGTATTGCTTTTGACTATAACATTGCAATTGCTAAGGAATTTAACTAATGTCTTTAGTATGGGATAAAATGCTTCCATTGTCTCAGACAATACTTGATACATTGGAACAATCTACGGATGATGAACTAAAATATACCGCAGAACAAGGCAACGGATATCTTTGGGAAAATTATATTTTTACATCAAGAAATTATCGCAGAGCACACGTTGAGATTGTTGATGCCCGAGAAGCAAAAAAGATCTGGGTTATGCACATGACAATTTTTCCAGAGTTAGATGATCCCACTCCAATCTTTGGATTTGACGTAGTTTGCGGGGCTAATAAAATTACAGGCGCATTCCATGATTTTTCTAAAAACGGAAATTGTGATCTATATACGTGGTTCATTGACCGTTCATCTAAATTAGAATGGAATAAACCAAGGGTGTTGCCTGATTGGGCGACTCAAATTTTTAGTCCCGGTATGATTGCGGCAGGCAATATATCTGAAGAAGAAGAATTGGACAAATTATCCGATCTAGCTATTGAAAGCTTGCACGTTTACCTATATAATGTAGGATGTGTTGAGAAAACAGGTGAATCATATAAAGAACGATATAACAACTATTGTAAGTTCCAAAAGATGAATCCTCACACCCCCGCAATGATGATTAACTTGGGCATCGACGAAACGGTGTTTAGAAACTTTATGGATGAAATCTTATTTCCAGAAATCGAATGATAGAAATGTTAGAACCAGAAACAAAAGAGACATTAACCGATGCTCTAATTATTACTAAGAGATTTAGATCTCCAAATGAATTTTCATTATACATTGAAGAAAAAGTATTACAAGACTCAATTGGATATATGGATGCAGTAATTGCGTATTGTAACGATGTCGATATCGATGTTGAAGCAGTTACAAAATTAATTAATCAATCACTTAAAGATAAAATTCAAATTGAGGCTGAAGATCAAAATTATATGCGATCAAGGGGCAAATTGCCGTTATGATAATGGATGAATTTTCAGTTTACAAAATGTACATTGCGCTTAAACTACATTTTACAACAGATGCGTATGATGTTATTAAACAAAAAGGCAGAGTACGTGCAAGCAGACAAGCATTTGCTAAAAGAAC